TTAACTCTTTCTATCCTAAACTCTTTCAGGTAGCATCAACTACCTTTACATTTAACGCAGCACAGATTACCTATCCTCTACCTGATGATGCACGAGATGTTATGTTTATATCTTGGCAGACACCTGGCCCATCCAGAGAGTGGCTACCGGTAAACAGATGGCGTATTGACCGTATGGCTAACACTACAGCATTTAATACAACTAGAACTCTTAGCCTTTATGACAAGATTGTTCCAGGTCGTACAGTTCAGGTTTATTACTCAACTATTCCAAATACTTTGACTAACTCTAATGATGACTTTGCAACAGTTACTGGTCTACCTGAGTCATCACGAGATGTGGTTACCCTTGGGGCTGCAGCTAGGCTTCTATCATACCTTGATACAGGTCGTATCAACCTTTCATCTGCAGAAGCAGATATCAACGACACCAAACTACCATCCACTGCTGGAGCATCTGCATCCAAATATGTATATGCGCTATACCAACAGCGTCTTAATGAAGAATCAACCAAGCTACAAGACCGCTTCCCAATCCGCGTTCATTATACAAAATAAGGAAAACAAATGACCGTACGTAAATACTCCTCGGTATCTATAGATACAACACTTGCAGCAGGTGGTATCTCAGCTACTGCTACTACAATGACAGTGGCAACAGGCACTGGTACAACCTTAATGGGTGGCATCACACTTTCTGCTGGTGATATCTTTACTGTAGCAATTGATCCTGATACTGTTAATGAAGAAGTTGTTTACATTACCGCACGTTCAGGTGATGTCTTTACTATTGACCGAGAAGAAGCAGGAACTGCTGGTGTAGTACACGCAGCAGGTGCAACAGTACGACACGTACTATCTAGCGATGACCTTAACTATTTTAACCAAGCAATTCAATCAACTACTCCTCCAGGATCTACACCAACTATCTCTGGCGGTAGCGCAAGTGCGGTATCTACTCAGATTCAAATTCGTAGAAGTACTGCAGCTAACTGGACATCTACTAACCCAACACTTGCATCAGGTGAACTTGGAGTAGAAACAGATACAGGTAAGTTTAAGATAGGTAATGGTTCATCAACGTGGACTGGATTAGCCTATGCCGGTGGATCTTCAGGTGGTTCACTCGGTGATATTTTTATGCTTATGGGAGCATAAGTAAACCCAACAAACAAGGAGAAATAAATGCCAACAGTATACAAGGTGTTGGGTCAATCTAACCCAGCAGCGACAACAGCAACAACCCTATACACAGTACCAGCTTCAACTGAAGCTATCGTTTCAACGATTGTAATTGCTAACCTTACTGCATCAGCAGCAACGTTTAGAATTGCTATTCGTCCTAACGGTGCTGCACTAGCTAACTCACAATACATTGCATATGACATTACAGTAGGTGCATCTGACTCAACAGCGTTGACTCTTGGTGTTACACTAGATGCTGCTGATGTAGTCACCGTATATGCTTCAACTGCTAACCTAACCTTTACCGCTTTCGGAAGCGAGATTTCCTAAACTATGGCTGTTTCCCGCATAAAAACTTCATCTGTACTTCAGGGATTCCCAAAGAGTAGGTCGTTGCTTGCGGGAAACCCACCGTTTACTCCTAGCTCGTTTGAGTCTATTGCTACTGCTACGGGTAGCGGTGCAACTACCATAACCTTTAGCTCTATTCCACAAACCTATAAACACTTGCAGGTTAGATATATGGCTAGGGCAAATACAGGCGCAGGAATTTTAGGTGCAGTTGAATTAACATTTAATGGAGTAACTGGAACTTCTTATGCTTCTCATCGTCTATGGGGTAATAGCTCCACAGCAAACGCAGCAGGGGCTGCAAGCCAAGCATCAATACAAAATGTAACTATTGCTGGTGGCGGAATCTTGGCAAATACTTATGGTGTTGGAATTATAGATATACAAGATTATTCCTCAACTACTCGAAACAAAACAGTTAGAACACTTATTGGTTTGGATCAAAATACTGGCAGTACAAGTTCACAAATTTTAATGTTGTCAGGTTTGTTTAATTCCACTTCTGCCATTACAAGTATGACTTTTACTTTAGCGGCTGGGTTTGATTCGACAACAGTTTACTCACTATACGGAATTCAGGGATAACAATGGCAATTACATATGAACCGATAGCTACTTCCACATTAGGAACTGCTGCTGCATCAATTACCTTTAGTTCTATTGCATCATCTTGGACTGACATTCGTGTTGTAATTAGTGCTGTTGCTGTAGATGCTAACTCAGCTGCAATTACTTTAGAATTTAACGGTGATGCTGCAGGGAATTATTCAAACACTAATGTTGAGGGTAATGGAACAGCAGCATCATCGGGTAGTACTACAAACATTTCTGGTATTTACTCAGCTTCTACTGCTCAAAATGCAGCCAATGGGATGTTTTTTGTTGAAGCTAACATTTTCTCTTATGCAGGTTCTAAAAATAAAACTGTTCTTATTGCTTCCTCTGACGATGCAAACGGAACTGGCATAGTAAGTAGAATCGCTGGCCTTTGGCGTAATACTGCTGCAATCAATTCTATAAAAATTAACAAAGCCTTCGGCGGAAACTTTGGAGTTGGCACAACCGCTACTCTGTATGGGATAAAAAACTTTTAACGGTATGATTAACTATGCCATATTCTAATATCTATCCTTGCCAAGTTGAAGGTTGTACTACACCTAAACGCTATAAGTTGTATTGCACTGCTCACCACGTTAGGTGGAAGAAGTGGGGTGACCCATTGGGTAAGGCCCCACAGAGCAACAACTTAAAGCACACTCATTGCACCATAGAAGGTTGCGATAAGAAACATACAGCTTTAGGTATGTGCCAGATGCACTACCGTAGAAATGCTTTATATGGTGATCCGCATAAGACAGATGGCAAGTTAAGAAGCGGTAACGCAATAGTAAATGCAGATGGATACGTAAAGATATACAACCCAGAACATCCAAACTCAAATACTAATGGTCACATATTAGAACACAGATTAGTAATGTCAGAATCACTTGGTCGTAGTTTATTGCCAGATGAATCAGTGCATCACAAAAACGGTAACCGTTCAGATAACCGTATTGAAAACCTAGAACTATGGTCTAAGGGACAACCCGCTGGACAGAGAGTAGAGGACAAAGTGGCACACGCTATGGAGATTCTTCAGCAGTACGCACCAGAGAAGTTAGCAGGTAACCCAGTTGCCTAGTACTTACACACTAATCAAAGGCGAGACACTCGCATCATCGGCTGCATCTTATACCTTCTCTGCTATTCCAAGTACCTATACGGATTTAGTGTTGCGCTGGTCTGGTAGAAGCGATACCGCTGGCACTGGTTATCAGAATGTAAAAGTAACTCTAAATGGTTTATCAAGCGGAAGTGTTACATCACAAACTTGGTTGCAAAACTTGGCAGGTTCAGCAAGTTCCAATAGATGGAATACTTCATACCCAGGCTATTTTTGGTGGGAATTTAATACTACTTCTGCTGGATGGACTTCAAACACATTTGATAGTTATGAGATGTATTTGCCTAATTACACAAGTTCAACTGCAAAGCCATCAAGCCTTTTCGGTGTAGCAGAAAACAATGCAACCAACCCTTATTGGATGATAGCAAGTGCTAACCTAACAAGTACAACAAGCGCAATTTCATCCGTTCAAGTTGCTACTACCTCTGGAAACTTTGTATCAGGTTCCAGTTTTTACTTATACGGCATCAAGAACAGTTAGGAAACTATGGCAATCACAAGTATAAAGACGGGTTCGTCTTTCACCAACCTGATTAAGTACAACGACTTCCTAGCTGGCAACCCAGGATATGACCCTGGTGCAACGTGGTTAATCCAACGTATTGCTGGAACAGGAACTGCTGCATCCCTGCAATTTACATCAATTCCTAGCACTTACAAACATCTTCAAATTCGTTATTGCATTAGAGGCTATGACACATCATCAAGAAGTGATGATGATTTAAGAATTAGATTTAATAACGATTCAACAAGTGCAAATTATTATGGTCACTTTTTGCAAGGTAATGGTTCAACTGTTGCTGCAGTTGCTCAATCAGGTGCATACGCTGGTGGGCAAGTAGTTATTTCTCAAACAGTACCAGGTTCGGGAGCAACAGCAAACGTAATGGCAACTGGAATCATTGATATCCACGACTACGCATCTACTACTAAAAATAAAACTGTTAGGTTTATTACTGGTAATGACCGTAATGGTTCAGGTCAAATCAGATTAGGTTCGGTTGGATATTTTTCAACTTCTGCTATTAGCAGTATTCAATTACTTCCTGACCCAGATGGTTTTACAACTACTTCAACTTTTGCACTATACGGGATGGTGGGATAATGCCAGATACTTCAACAGAAGTAGTAATTGCTAGCCAAACATTAAGTTCAACTGCATCATCTATTACTTTCAGTTCTATTCCTGCTACTTATACTGATTTAAGAATAGTCTTTACCGGTTTACTTACAACTGCTGGTACAGGAGATACCCTAGCAATGCGTTTCAACAGTGACGCAGGAGCAAATTATTCTCGCACTTTTATACAAGGTGATGGTTCTGCCGCTATTTCTAGTAGAGCAACCGCACAAGAGTATGGATTGATTGCAGGACAAATTGCAAACTTTAATCCATCTTTTGCTGGTGTGGATATATTCAGTTATGCAGGAACTACATTCAAAACCTTTTTATCACAAAGTGCAGATGTAGGTACATCTGGTGGGTCTGGACAATATGGAGATGTTACATCCTTTGTTAATTTATGGCGCAGTACAGCTGCTATAACTAGCGTTCAAATTGCACCTAGGTATGGATCATCAGGAACTTTTGCTATTGGTACAACTGCAACACTCTACGGAATACTTTAAGGGGAAATAATGCCATCATCAAGACGACTGATCTCCTCACAAACTTTAACCACAACTGCTGCCTCTGTAACCTTTTCAAGTATCCCTGCTGGGTATAAAGATTTAATCTTGCGGTGGTCTTTGCGTAGCAACACTTCAAGCGTTGAGGTTAGTGGACAAATAAAAGTAAATGGATCTTCTTCAAATTACACTGACATATATTTGAGAGCACAAGGAACATCACCTGGATCAGGACAATTAGCCGTAGGTTATCACTTTTTATCCTATGCCGTTCCTGGCGCAACTGCTACAAGTAATACTTTTGGAAGTGGAGAAACATATATTCCAAGTTATTCTGGAAACGCTAAAAAAGTATTATCTACTTTTGCGGTAAGTGAAGACAACAGTGCAAGTGGTCCAGGTCTTGCACTCACTGGGGATTCGTGGGGAGATAATTCTGCAATTACTTCTATCTCTTTTACCCCTGCAGCTGGAGATTTAGTATCAGGAACATCATTTTATCTATACGGGTTACTTCCCTCTTAACAACTAACTAAGGAGCAATACAATGACACGACCAACACGAGTAGAAGTTAACTGCACAACAGGTGAAACTTCAATCATTGAGCTAACAGATGCTGAAATCGCACAGATGGAAGCAGATGCAGCGGCACACGCTGTAGCACAAGCAGAGGCCGAAGCAGCACAGGCAGCAGTAGAGGCAGCACGTGCATCAGCTAATGAGAAGTTAGCAGCACTTGGCTTGACTACTGAAGAGATCGCAGCTTTAACTAAGTAATTTCCACATCAATCTAAGGAGTAGCCAGTGGCCTACGGCGCTAATATTACGGAAAAGATTGTTACCACTATTGGTAATCCGATTAACAATCAGACCTATCAGTCCACTGGTGTAGCCTACGATATCTCTATTGCAGGTCAACCTTTCTTCCTGCTCAACGATGACAACACACCTTATCGTAGGCAGACTGCTCAGTATCGTAAGCAACAGTTAGATACTACACGTGAGCCTGGTGAGCAAACACTCACAGGTTGGTGGCTTAGATCTCAGTCATCTTTCCATTTGGGAGCAGGTATTAAATACTTTGAGCCAGCTCAAGATGAGTCTTTGCGCTTTCAGTTCACAAAATCTAAAGGTGTAGATGTATTTACTAAAGGTCAGATTACTCTGCTTAATACCACAGCCTCTGCGTATGCAGGGTCTGCACCTGCTCAGATGATTGGTCTCAACGATGGTACAGATAACTGTATCTTTGTTACAGATGGATCTGCGCTAAAGAAGATCACAACAGGTGGTACTACAACCACCATCACTCAGGCTGGTACCGCTTCAACTATCTTGTCGCTTACTACTGATGGAGATAATTACTACTTCATTAACGGTACAACAATCCACAGAGGATCAGTCGGTGCAACCCCTGCAGATAGTGTTATCTATACTGCAGGTGCAGTCACTCGTGCAACACTTCGCTATGTTAAGCAACGTTTAATCGTTGCTATTGGCAACGTACTCTATGAGTTAAACGCTAACGCTACAGGTGCTGCTGCCCTTCCTACAGCCTTGTATACACACCCTAACGCTAACTGGGTATGGTCATCTATATCAGAGGGACCACAGGCTATCTATGTATCTGGCTATGATACTAACGGTACCTCATCATCTGTCTTTAAGATTGGCTTAAACGTAGCAACAGCTAACGCTTTAGGTTTCCCAACACTTACTACTCCTACTGTTATTATTGATATGCCTACAGGTGAGCAAGTTAATTTTCTTGATACATACCTTGGAACCTACGCAGTCCTATGCACAAGCAAAGGTGTACGAGTAGGTATTGCAGATGGCAACGGAGACATCTCTTATGGGCCAGTTCTATTCTCTGATGCACCGTGCTTTAACGTAGCCTTTAGAGACAGTTACGCATACGTTGCAACCAAGATTGATGGTGAGTCAGGTCTAGTAAAGATTGACCTAGCAGCACCTACTATCCTTGGATCATTGGTCTACCCTTGGGCTTGGGACCTTGTTGCAGCAGGTACATCTGTCTCATCTAATCAAGTTGCCTTCTATGGCACATCAGATAGAGCAGCCTTTAGTGCAGGCAATAGCATCTTTGCAGAAAATGAATCAGTTAAGGTACCTAGCGGATACTTGCGTACAGGTTTTGTACGATACAACACTCTTGAGAACAAGATCTTTAAGTATGTAACACCACGCTTTGATACAGCAGATGGTGGACTATCTATCATATCTATTGCACCAACAGGGCAAGAGTTTAATATTGGCTCCTTTGCACAGGGAAGTACTATCGGAGATGTCGGTATTCCATACCCACCTGGAGCACAGCAATACCTTGGCTTCCAATTTAACATCACTAGATCTACAACAGATAGCAGCAAGGGACCGTTGTTTACCGGCTACCAGTTAAAGGTGTTAGCTGCTATCCCACGTCAACGATTGATACAGTTCCCAGCATCTTGCTATGACAGCGAGTCAGATAAGTTTGGTAACAAGGCAGGCTATGAAGGCTTTGCCTATGACCGATTAACAGCTCTTGAAGCAATTGAATCTAACGGCGATACCTTGGTTATCACAGACTTTAGAACTAATGAACAGTTCACAGGTATCATTGAAGAGATTGACTTCATTAACAAAACACCAACTGATAAACGCTACAGCGGATATGGCGGGATGATGATCGTTACTATTCGCTCCATCTCATAGGAGAACTATGTCTATCCAAGACTGGGCTGCACTTACCGCTGCCGTAACGACCATCGCAGGAACTGTTGCTTTTAGTATCCGTTGGTTGGTTAAGCATTATCTATATGAACTTCGCCCCAATGGTGGCTCAAGTGTAAAAGATTCCGTTGCAAGATTGGAGCGACAGGTTGAAGAGATTTATCGCATCCTTCTTTCTCGCAATAACTCTTAGCGGTTGCGGATATCAAGGGTGGGTTAGATACCCTTGTCAAGAGTTTGAGAACTGGGAAAAACCTGAGTGTAATCCCCCACAATGTATACCTACTGGTACCTGTACCAAAGATATTTTGCCTGGAGTATTAGATGAGCCAAAGAAATAAGTTAAGTCCAGAAGAGTTACACGCAAGACTGATTGTAACTATCGGAATCATCCTAGCAATTGTATTTGCTGGTTCTGTATTTGCACTGCTCTATGCACTGCTATTTATTACACAGCCACTAGGAGAACAAGCACCTAATGATGCTGCGTTTATTGATCTTGTTAGCACCTTGTGCGTGTTTCTTACTGGTTCCCTTGCTGGCGTACTTGCAGGAAATGGATTGAAGTCTAAGCCAAAAGAAAAGAAAGATGGAGAATAATGAAACCTGTTGTAAAGAAAGCCACACCTGCTGCCATTGCTGTCCTTCGACAAGCAACAGCGATATCACCTTCTCGGAAGAAAGCATCAGATGGGTTACTACCATCAGCAGCTCACATCCATCAGAATCCTAATTCAGATCACAACACTGGATACGGTGTAGATTTAACACACGATAAGTTAGCTGGTATTGATTGCTACAGTTTGTTTCAAGAACTAAAAGCAGACAAGCGTGTTAAGTATCTTATTTTCCAGGGCAAGATCTGGTCAGCAGATCGTGCTAAAGAAGGTGACCGTGAATACACAGGTGCCAACAAACACACTAAACATCTTCACATCTCAATCAAAGAAGAATGTGGAGGCGACACTTCCCCTTGGTTCCCTTGGTTAGGTAAGCCAAAGGTTGTCGCAAAGGTTAAGGCAGCAGTTAAGCCTTTGCCAAAAAAGAAAGAACCAACGAGTCCAAAGGAGTAACAATGGATAAGAACAAGTTAAAGGCAATAGCAGTTACGTACCTACGTGCTGGTATTGCATCAGTAATCGCTTTGTATCTTGCAGGCGTGACAGATCCAAAGGCTTTAGCAACAGCAGGTATTGCTGCTATTGCAGGTCCACTGCTAAAGGCGTTGGACCCAAATGCCAAGGAGTTTGGTCGCGGTTCCAAGTAATTAATTATTGACTGCGAGGCTATGCCCCCTGCTTTCCCTAACGGGAAGGTGGGGGGCTTTTCTTTGTTTTACTGGTGGTAATCTGGGGCATCTACTGGACAGGGTACTGTCACTAGATTTCCACAGGAAACACAGGTACCATCAAGGAAGTACCAACTGAGTTCATAATCATTAAAGGCTGCCATAACGTTAAAGACCTGCGACCCACACGTACACACGTGGAGAGGTCCTAAACCCCGCAGATCGGCCCCGTAAGGCTCAGGAAGGGTATCGTAGGAGCGACGAAAGAACGGCAGGGTTGGTAGACGGAAACGCATACTCCCTGTTCCTCGCTTTCTTAGGCCCGCGAGGGCCACTGTACTTTTAATTCGCTTCGCTCATATTGTAACGACACAGGTAATGTTGCTACGCAACGACACGCCGATACTATGTTAGGATCTTCTCGTGACTACAATCGCAGGTATACAAGGCATTGACTTTGCGTTACTCGTCGCAGACTCACAGATAACAGAAGACAACCTCGTTACCTTAGCTACATCTACACCCAAGATCGTACCTGCAGGTAAGTTTCTCATTGCAATCTCAGGTGACACACGACCAGGTGACATACTTTCCTACAATTGGAAACCACCTACCTATCGTGGTGACGATCCCGTGCAGTTTATGGGTAAGAAAGTAATACCAAGTTTGATTAAAGTTTTTAACGATAACAACTACGACTTCAATAAGGTGGACAAAGATGGCGGTTTCGATTATCTCTTTGCTTTTAACGGTAATATCTTTCGTGTTGCTTGTGACCTCTCTTTTTTCCAAGCAGATAACGGAGCGTATGGCATTGGTAGTGGTGGGCAGTTTGCTCTTGGCTACCTTACTTCAGTTGTCAAACCTAATATTGATTTAGCCTACGCTAAGCGACACGCCCGTAAGGCAGTAGAGATCGCGTCGGTACTTGACGCTAATACTGGCAAGCCCTTACAGTTGGTGGTTCAAGACAGGTTCTAGGAGGAGCTGTGGAAATTGCATCAGTATCAATGACAGATGAATATGCTGCTCATTATTTTTATGAGATGGGTTGGATGGCTTGTCGTTTAGCCTATAAGTTACACGAAGAAAGTAACAATGAAAGTAACTGATCCTAAAGAACTATTGCTAACTGCACTACGTGCAGGAGATGCAAAGCGTTCACGATCTACACAGGTACAGATAGGTCCATCAGAAGTAGGTGGCTGTCGTCGTAAGGTTTGGTACAGACTCAATGACCAACCGGAAACTAACAACAACGAATTAAAACTTGCTGCAATTATGGGTACTGCTATTCACGCAGAGATTGAAAGAGCTTTATCAGATAACGAAGATGTACTCATTGAAACTGAAGTTGAGTACAACGGAATGAAAGCACACATTGACTGTTTCGTACCTGGTACTGGTGATGTGATTGACTGGAAGACAAGCAAGATGCGTAACCTTTCTTACTTTCCATCAACACAGCAACGGTGGCAGGTGCAACTGTATGGCTATCTCCTAGCTAAGAACGGCTATGCGGTCAACCGAGTATCTCTTGTAGCGATTGCAAGAGATGGTGACGAACGCGACGTCAAAGTTCACACTGAGGACTATGACGAAGACATCGCCCTTGAGGCACTCGGTTGGCTAGCGGCTGTGAAAGAAGCAAAGGAAGCACCAGCACCTGAGAAGGATGCAAACTACTGTCAGTTCTACTGCAAGTACTACGACTCATCAGGTGAGATGGGATGCGTTGGTCTAAAAAAAGAACGTACACCAGTCAGTGATGTAGTCATTGATGATGCAGATATTGACAAGAACGCACTGCTATACCTACAGTTAGGCAAGCAGATTAAAGAGCTTGAAGCACATCAAGATTCATTGAAGGCTTCATTAGAAGGATTACTTGGTACCACTGCAAGTGGTATTGAAGTAAGTTGGACAACTGTTAAAGGGCGAGAGTCAGTAGACAGTGATGAGGTACAAAAACTTCTTGGCTTTGTACCGAAGAAGTCAGGCACTGAGAGCCAGCGTCTGACAGTTAAACAATCTGGAGGTAGTTAAATGGCAACAGAAGGAACAAAGTTCCAAGTTAATTTTAAGACAGCAGATGGAACGTTAATCAATCTATATGCTGCAACAGTTACAGAGTTAGAGACAGGTCTATCAGATCTTGCAATGAACTCAATGAACATCAAGGCAACAGCAGCAGAGCTTGGTTCTGTTAAAGCAGCAGCACCTGCACCATCAGTTGCTTCAGTTGCTCAATCATTTAACGCAACACCAGTTGCACCATCAGGTGGAGCACAGACTTGTGCTCACGGTGAGATGGTCTACAAAACAGGTACTTCTACGAAGGGTCCTTGGAAGGGTTATATGTGTCCGACACCTAAAGGTGCAACGGATAAGTGCGACCCTATCTTTATCCGATAGATGTTACGGCGACCCGAAGATTTTGAGTCGCCAAGTTGTGCAACAGTCGGTGGTGACTTCTGGTTTCCTGAAAAGGAACAAGGAGGCATTACTCAAACAGAGGCTAGCTTTGCTAAAGCTATCTGTACTTTGTGCGTACATAAAATTGAGTGCGCTGAGTGGGGTATTGCAAAAGAACTTCACGGTATCTGGGGCGGTCTAGCAGATAATGATCGTCGCAAAATAAGACAAGCAAGAGGTATAAGATTAAATCAGGAGGACAACAGTGCTTGACTTATCCCGTGCTTGGGGTGGTGTGCTTACCAAAGCAACACCATTACCTGACGTATGGAAAGAGTTAGTAAAGGAACAGATCAAGTTCCGGCGCGGTCAAGTATGTATGGTTGCTGCTGCACCTAATGCTGGTAAGTCTATGTTTGCACTTATCTATGCTATTAAGGCAAAGGTACCAACCTTGTTTTTCTCAGCCGATACTGACACAACTACTGTAATGATGAGAGTAGCTGCTCATACAGCAGGCCACTCACAGATGACTGTTGAAGCCAACCTAGCAACAGATAGTCATTACTACGACAGGCACTTTGCAAAGTCTGCACATATCAAGTGGGTCTTTGATTCATCACCATCGCTAGATGATATTGAGTTAGAGATCAGGGCATACGTAGAACTCTACGGTGTGCCACCTGAGTTGATTGTGATAGATAACTTAATGAACGTCGCTGCCGAGACAGACAATGAATGGGCAGGACTGCGAGCAATTATGATGGAGCTACACGATATGGCACGTAAGACAGAGGCTTGTGTCTTAGTGCTACACCACGTCTCCGAGCAGTCAGAGTATGGAAGCACAATCAAGCCACCTGCAAGGCGTTCTATACACGGTAAGGTCAGTCAGTTACCTGCTCTGATCTTGACTCTAGGTTACGACCCAGCGCAGGCCAGTTTGTTTGTTGCACCTGTTAAAAACCGATTCGGACCACACACTGCTGATGCTTCCAAATATGCACACTTGCTAGTAAACTATGCAGCGTGTCAGATAGGTGACCAAGATGCACTTGGTTGGATGTATCGCAGGGATGCACTCAGTGGTTATGGAGGAGGCTACGTTGTCCAAGAGTAATACAGAGATGGCTTATGTTAAGAACCGTATCAAACAGTTAGAAGCTGATATGGCAAACTTAGTGATGGCCTTGATTGAACTCAAAGTATTTAAGATTAAGATAGATGAAAATGGTAAGGCTATCTACGACACGGGTAATGATGCCAAGCCCGAAGTACAATAAGGCTAAGGGCGCTGCCTTTGAGATAGATGTAATGAAATGGTTTCGTAGTCTTGGCCTACTTGCTGAACGCTTACGCTTAGCAGGTAAAGATGACGAAGGAGATATAGTAGTTATCATAGCTGGCAAGACGTACGTACTAGAACTCAAGAACACGGTTAAGTTAAGTCTGCCGGAGTTCTGGAGGCAAGCCCAAGTTGAGGCGCTTAACTACGCAAAGGCTCGTGGTATAGGGGAAGTGCCACCTGCTTATGTAATAGTTAAGCGTCGCAACGCGGGTATTGAAAAGTCTTGGGTCATCCAAGACCTAGAGCAATGGATAAAGGAGAAGCAATAATGCCAACACCAGAAGGAATAATCAGCACATCAACAGGAGCAGTAGATGTAACACCAATTGAAGAAGTAATTGAAGTTATCGAAGAGACAAAAGAAGAGGTCGAAGAATGAATAAAAGCATATGGAAATTAAAGTTTGATGGAATAAATGTATCTACATTGGAACCATTGTGGAAGCAGATCCTGTGGGTATCTGTTTACGAATGGGATCAAACTCCATATGGTATGACCATCAGAATTTTAGGAATTAACTTTGAATTTCTTGTTGGAAAATGGATTGACTAATGATTTGCGCTAATTGTCTTAAAGCGGGTCAGGAAAACCAAGCTAACCACATCAAACGTGCCTCACACTGGCACGCTAAGTGCGATACTAAGGGGTGTGTATGCCAACACAGGACTGGTCCAGGGTTCGTAAAACGGGCAGGTTCAAAGGTTCCGTTGATGCAAACACAATCCCCATAGATGTAATAGTTAAATTCTTTGGTGGGGAAGTAAGACCAGGAGCAGGTGAGATAAGAGTCAAATGCTGTATGCACAATGACTCACGTAGATCTGCTTCAATGAATATTAATACGAATCTTTACTACTGTCAGACCTGTGGTAAGGGTGGTAACGCAGTTAACCTTGTCTGCATACTAGAGAACTTGGAGTTTAAGGATGGCCTCAAACGCGCAACAGAAATTGCTACTGGAAGCGGCGCAACGCTACGCCCAAGCAATAACTCCACAAGCTCTAGCCGTCCTAAGCGAACGTGGGATATCTGAAGAGGTAGCAGCACGCTTTCAACTAGGTACCATCACTGACCCTATGAACGGTCACGAGATGCATACAGGTTGGCTATCTATTCCATACATCACTGCCAGTGGCAGTTGTGTGGGCTTTAAGTTTCGTAGATTAGATAATGGTAAGCCTAAGTATGGCTCACCTACAGGGCAGAAGGCCCACCTCTATAACGTTGAGGACATTACAGTTATGTCACCTTACGTTGTGGTATGTGAAGGAGAGTTGGACTGCGTGGTAACTAGCGGTGTGCTAGGTATACCAGCAGTAGGGGTACCTGGAACTGCTGCTTGGAAGTCACACTTTCCTAAGTTATTTACTGGGTATGAGACTGTCTTTGTGGTAGGTGATAATGACATAAAGGAAGACGGTTCTAACCCAGGACAAGAGTTTGCAAAGCGCGTGGCTAACGAGGTATTGAACTCACAAATTGTTACACTACCACCTGGTATGGATATAAATGATTACTACCTCACACACGGGGTAGAGGCCACAAGAACACTATTGATCGGAGAGTCTAATGTATGAGCCAACAGGAATGGGAAAACCTACTACTGACTTTGCAGCATATGGGCTTGCAGATCCTAATGCACGACCTGTCAACAGAGACAATAACAGTAAGGCCGATACCAATCAATTTGTAACAGATGTATGGGCTGTCCTAGATGCAGCAGGTAATCTGCTTATCAAGAAGCATCACGACTACGGCCCAAAGAACATAGCCTTATCACCTGGTGGACCACTCAATGGTTTGCGTGTGCGTATGTGGGACAAGGTTGCACGCATTAACAACTTATTAGATAGCGGTGTAAAGCCAAGCAACGAATCCTTACGTGATAGCTTCATTGATCTACTCAACTACTCCGCTATAGCGATGATGGTCTTAGATGGTACGTGGCCTGAGTCGCCGGAACTAGACTGTGACTAAACTACATCCAATTATGTACGACTTAGTACCTTCGGTAGCAAGTACTATCTATCGTAGGTATAAGAGTTATGTAGAACTCATTGATGTAACGCAAGAGTGTTACTCGTGGGCTTTTACTCGTGTTGAATACTGCAATGAACTTCTCAATGTAGAAGATGTTGAAGAGCGTGTACATAATGAACGTAAAGTAGCGTGGCAGATGAGGCGTGTAGCAGAGCGATATGCACGCAAGGAGAAAGCAACTAAGTCTGGCTATCAGACTGCAGATGAGGCTTACTATGACAGTCCTACCGTTGCACAGTTACTACCATTTGTTATTGCATCAGCTATAGATGGCACAGTATTAGAACAAGTACAAGAGATGAAGTTAGATGGGCAACCTAAAGGTAAGTCTAGCCCAGCAGAAGGTGGCAACCTGCTTGCTACTCTGTTAGATATCAAGAAGGCTTATATGAAATTAGAAGTACAAGAGCAGACTATCTTGCGCCTTAGATACCACGATAACCATACCTTGCAGATGTTGGCACAGTACTTTGAGTGTGCAGTATCTACTGCAGACAGGCGTTGTAGTAACGCTTTGCATAAACTCATTGACATTTTAGGTGGAAGGTCACCTTACAGATGAAAGAAACAGAGCTGTTTGATTACCTGAAAGAGTGTTTGTATCCTGACCTTGTTAAGAGTCCAGGTATCTTTGACTCCTTTGACTGTATCTCTGAGCAGGCAGGCCATTACATTGAACTCAAGTGTAGACATACACACTATCCCACGTTACTGATTGAAGAGATGAAGTACCGTAAGTTAATAACGCAAGCAGCAGAGCGTGATCTTATCCCGTTCTACATTAACTCGACACCTAACGGTGTCTTTTCTTTTGACCTGATGGACCTTGCAGAGCCTGAGTGGGTAAGCCACTGGATGCCAGCGACTACAGAGTTTGCTCGTTCTAACAAGGTAAGTAAGTTGGTAGGTTACCTACCGATTGAGGAAGGTATACCGTTATGATCTATGACTATCACTGCACTGAGTGTAAGGGTGAGATAACTATTGAGCGTAAGATAACTGATGAAGCTCTATCTCCTACCTGCTTTGTGTGCCACATAACTATGATACGTAAGTGGGATGCACCCACTATCCAGTTCAAAGGTAAGGGGTTCTATTCAAATGGCGGTTGATTTTCCTAACTGGTTTATTCGTAGCGCACAACAAAACTTTGAGCAGTTCCTAATTCCGTTAGCGGGCGTGGATAATTTACACTTTATGCAGCTTGGTGTATTCACAGGCGATGCCAGTGTATGGCTATGTGAGAACGTACTAACAGGTAAGAACGTACGTCTCTATGATGTTGACACGTGGGAAGGTAGCGATGAGGTAGCACACAAGGCTATGGATTTCACCAGTGTCTATGATACCTACCGCGCTAAGACTGACCACTATCCACAGATTTTTAAGATACCTAACAATACTAAAGATCACCTTCGCCTGAACTACCTTGCCTTCAAGGATAGTATGGATTTTATCTACATAGATGCAGACCATACAACAGTAGGTGTACTCATAGATGCTGAGCTATCGTGGGACTGGCTAAAGTCCGGTGGCATTATGGCCTTTGATGATTACACCTGGAGTGAAGGCTCAGGAGATCCACGCTTGGAGCCACGTGTAGGTATAGATTTATTCTTACACAGACATCTTGGTAACTATGAGACGTTAGCTATTAACAATCAGGTATGGATTAAAAAGAAATAACCCCCACCGCAAGAGGGTAACGGTGAGGGTTATTAAACTTAGACTATCAGGTTTCAATACCAGTTTCGTCTGTCGCTATGGCTGAGAGCGCGGCACGCACTCCCTCGATAGCGGTGTTCAATGTATCGTATACCGTGAAGGATTTGTAGTTCAGGTTCTCGACTACGCTCTCTAAGGAGTTGAGCAATTCCGAAAGCTGTTGATTTGGGGTTGTCTGCGAGGTGGTCAAGCCTGCTCTCACGGGTCCATAAGGTGACGAGACACTTGGTTTCACGCTTGGTGTATCCGAGTGCTCTTGAGTAACTAACGATAAGTGCCTTGTTCTCACGCTTTTCCTCGATTGTTGCGTGTCTTGCGACGATTACTAGATCGTTTGGTAGTTCTACCCTTACGTGTTGGTCCGGAACGAACACCCATAGTAACACTAACCCTAGTGTTACTACCAACCCATTTCTTATCCTCGTCTTCATCTCTCTCCCTCTCTTCCACGAGCAGATCCCGATACACGTTGGGATACAGGTGAGACAGGCGCACTAGCGCCCTATCTCTTGCTCGTCTGTAGTTTCGATAGTGAACAGCTTGCTTACCGCTTACCTCTTTACTCTCTCTCATT